TGATGAAAATGAGATTACAATAGTTGTATTAGACCATATAGGACTATTAAAAACTACTAAAGATCAAACTACAAAGAAACAAGCTATTGAAAAAATGAGCGATGAGCTTAGATATGCTAGAGATTTTTTTGGATATACTCCTGTAATTGTTAGTCAATTTAATAGAGATATTGCTAATCCTATGCGTATTAAAAATGGTGATGTTGAACCACAACTTGAAGATTTTAAAGAAAGTTCACAAACTCAAGATGATGCAGATGTTGTTCTTGCTTTATTTGATCCTATGAGATATAAAGTGGCAGATCCTTCAGGATATGACCTTAATAAATTAAAGGATGATTTTGGAGCAAAATATTTCAGAAATCTTAGACTTATCAAAAATAGCTATGGTGAAGACGATGTGAGAATTGGCCTTGGATTTTTAGGACAAGTTGGAATGTTTAAGGAATTACCTAAAAAGAGAGATATTACAGATGCTGATTATGAATCAGTTATAAATAAAACTTTTTTCTTTAACAAATAAATCATCATGACAAGAGAAGAATATATAAACATTAGAAACAAGAATCCTGGTATATTAATTTATACTGTATATAAAGAAAGATATAAACCAGAGAAACATGGACAATTTTTGGATCAGAACACAATGATGGGACTGTTGCAAATGACAGGACATGCAGGACCGTTGCAAAATAATTTAATTGATGAATATGATCGTCAATTTAAAATAACAACAGTTATAGATAAAAATGGTAACTTTATAAAGATAAGATGACACTTAGAGATAAAAGACAATTAGAATTTGCAAATAATTGGATTGATGGGAATAAGTTTGGTATTTTAAATCTTTGTCCAAGATTTGGTAAAATTAGGACAACGATTAATATTTTTAAAAAACTTGTTCCAAAATCTATATTAATTGCTTATCCAGATAATAAGATTAAAGAATCTTGGAAGAATGATTTTGAAATATGTAATTATAATGATGAGAATGTTGTATACACTACACATCTATCATTAAAGAAGCATATGGAGGAAACATTTGATATTGTTGTAATAGATGAAGTGCATTTATTAAGTGAAGCACAGATAGAAGTGTGTAAAACCTTATTTAAAGCTAATAGACAAGTGCTAGGGCTTACTGGGACATTGTCACACACAACTTGTAATACTCTCTTACAAGAGCTTAGATTGCGTGTAGTGGCTAATTATCCAATTGAGCAGGCTATTGAAGAGGGTGTAATTGCAGATTATGAAATCAGTGTGATTAAAGTTCCTTTAGATATAATTACGAGGGAAAACCATAAAGGAAAAATGGTAACTGAAAAACAGAAATTTGACCAACACACTTGGGTGATTAACACTTTAGAAGATAAAGGAAAAAATACAATGTTTCTTCGTTTAGCCAGAATGAGAATTATTCAAAATAGTCTTGCTAAATTAAATAAGACTAAGGAAATATTAAAAAGACATCCTAATGAACGAATTCTTGTATTTTGTGGAATTACCAAAATAGCAGATGCGTTAGAGATTCCTTCCTATCATAGTAAATCTACAGAAAAACAAATATTTCAAGATTTCTCTAATGGTATAGGTAATCAATTAGCAGTTGTTAAGATTGGTAATACAGGCGTGACATATAAACCATTAAATTGTGTAATTATTAACTATTTTGATAGCAATGGTGAAAACCTTGCTCAAAAGATTAATAGGTGCATGTCTATGGAATATGATAATCCTGATAAAAAGGCTCATATTTATATTGTTTCTTCAAATGAAACAGTAGAGTTGAATTGGCTCAAGAAGGCTTTGGAATTTTTCAGTTCTGATAAAATCAAATATATTTAGAGAGTTTTTTGGAAAATTAAGTATTTTGTTTCATCTTTACCAAAAATTAAAATTATGATTTGAAATTAAACAATTAAAAAATAACATATGAAAACAAAATATAAATTAATAAAAGAATATCCAGGAAGTCCCTGTATAGGTACAATTAAAGAAGTAGAGACTCGTGAAGGAAGAGTACTAACTTGTAACACTTGGGAACTTTATAATATATATCCTGAATTTTGGGAAGAAATTGTACCTAAAACTTATGAAATACAGTCTTTTAAAGTAGGTAATAATTCTTATGCTGGAAAAGCAGTAAATAAAGAAGGTAAATTTACAGGGTATTATGGGTTACCTCATGTTAGCTTAGAAAAAGCATTAGAAAACTGGTCTATTTACTCTGTTAAAAGGTTATCTGATGGAGAGATATTTACTGTAGGAGATAAATTACATAAACATGGGGCAACTATAAAAAAGTTTATTGTAATGAATGATTTTCTTCAAATAATTTCTGATGCTACACATGGAGTTGTTACAGATAATCTTGGATGGAGATTAGAAAATTTACAAAAAGCTAGATGTCCTTTATTTATTACAGAAGATGATGTTACTATATATGAAGAAAATAAAAAATCTTGCTGGGTAATAGATACTGATTTTAATTTACATCCATATCCCTATATAGGATTTAAAACTTTTTCTACGAAACAAAAAGCAGAAGAATATATAGCTAAGAATAAAGTATTGTTTGTTACGGAAGATAATGTTAAAATATTTGAAGGTGATACTGTTTACTATGTATCCTCCGAATATAACTTAAACATACATTATGTTAATGTATATCAAGTATGTGGACAGCATTCAAGCGTTAAATGGTTTTCAACAAAAGAAAAAGCCCAGGATTTTATTAGTATTAATAAACCTATGTATTCTATAAAAGATGTAGAACAAGGATTAATTAGATCAGGATATCATCGTTCTTTTATTGAATTGGTATTAAATAATTTGAGAACTTTTAAAAAATGAAAACCGATTTTGAGAGGGTATATCCCAGAATGACTCCTAATGAACAGAATATGTATATGTATATTTCTTTCTCAGGATTTTATAATAGTAGAAGTAATACTGTTATGATGGGGCAAGATGCATACGATAGAGTTATGGACTATCGTCAAAAAATGATTAAAAAATATCTCCCAGAAATTTTGAAGAATGAAAAAAAAGTGGTAACTTTAAGGATTAATAATTAAATAAAAAGTAAAATGGCAGAGAAACAAGAACCTGTAGATGATTTTAGCTTTCCTAAAGCTTTATCTATTCCAGATCCAGAAATGCGAAGTTGTATATTGTATGGATTGCCTAAATGTGGCAAGACAACTATATTATCTAAGCTTCCAGGATGTTTGATTATAGATACAGAAAAAGGATCAGATAAAATTAGTGGATTAATTAAAAAAATTCCAGAGGATAAAGGTCCTTATGGTAAAATAAGATGGTTGGAAGCATTTGCTGACGAACTTATTAAAGCGGGGAAACCTTATGATTATGTAGCAATTGATACATTTACAGAAGTGAACGATCTTGCAGAATGGTCAGGTACATTTAGGTATATGAATTCTATTATGGGAAGTTCATTTAATAGGGAAAAAGACCAATTTGGTAATCCTATTAAAAAAGGAAAAATGTTATCAGCAGCAGATGATAATTATGAAAGTGTTCATACTATTGGTGAAGGATATGGATATAGATGGAGTAGGGAAGACACTATGCGAGTATTTGAAAAATACATGAATGTTGCTAAAAAGTGTATATTCTTTGTTTGTCACGTAGAAGATAAATACATTGGACAAAAAGAGAACATAGAATTAATTATTCCTAAACAATTAGCCTTAACAGGAAAGATTAGAAATATTCTTCCAAGAAAAGTTGATGCTATTGCTTATGTTTATAATGAAGACGGTGTAATTAAAGCTAATTTCACAGGTGCTGAAGATAAATTAGGTGGGAATAGATGTCCACATTTAGTAGGATATAATGATGTATTGGATTGGAATAAAATCTTTTTAACTAAATAATAACTAAAAACAATTAAATTATGAGCACAATTGGTGGAGCAAAACGAGAAAAAACGCAACTTCCAGAATTTGTTAAAAAAGTAGGACTGTTTGAAGGTCGTGTAATTGCGATTAATCCTACAGCCGAAGAGTACAAAGAACTATTTGAAATTGAACTTAAAGAAGACAGTAAGACTGTTGAATATTTAGGTGAAAGTAAAGAGGATAATGTATATCTTCGTGTAGATGTATGGCTTGAAGATATCAAGACTAAAGACAAGTTTCGTGTAAGTTTCTTCCTTGAAGATAAAATTAGGGAAAATAAAGACCTTACAAAGAAACAATACATTAATAATGTAGGTTCTTGTTCTTGGGCAGATGATCCCAACAATCTTCCTGAATGGTTTTCAGCACGAGATTATCGTGTAGCTTATGTAGGTGAAGAAGAACTTTACAACTTCTTACGTGTTTGGCTAAGTGAACTTGATTATCGTAATGCTGATACTACTCTTCAACTTGATTGGAAAAAATTGATGAAGGGAAATGTAAAGGATTTGAAAGATCAAATTAATGGTGAATGGTGTACAAATATTGGAGCTCTTGCTACAATCAATGTCAGAGAAAAAGATGGAGAAACTAAAGAATATCAAAATGTCTATAATAAGGCATTTCTCTATCCTGGTTCAATAAAAAACTTTAGGTTAGTTGATTATATGAAACCTAATATTGTTAGTGCATTAAGCAGTAAAAAACCAAAAGAATTAAAACCTCACGAAAGATTTGTTCTTACTGTTACAGGTGAATATGGGTGTCGCGACAGCTTTATTCTTAAAGATATCATGGATTATGATTCTGATAAATTTATTACTTCTACAGATAAGGTAATTGATGATTCTGATTCTAGTTATTAAAAATTGAAATAAAAAAAGGACAATCATTAACTTAATTGTCCTTTTTTATTTTATAAAATATAACTATCTTTACCTTATTATTCACTATCTTTGTATCAAATCTGTAAATATGAAAAATAAAAAAAGTGAGATCATGTTGTTATGGAATAACGGTCTTGGTGTAACTGAAATAAGTAAACAACTTTGTATTAGTACTGGTTATGTATCTATCGTTGTTCGTAAAGAATTAGGAGATAAATATATTAAACGAGTAGTT